TATAATAGAGAAATTAGGAGGGTTCATATCAGTTATGGGTCTCCTTATATTGAGATGGTTAAAACAGTTATGGCGGCACATGATCAGTTGTGGCAAACCGGTTATGGCTCTTAAATACCGTGGTTATGGCAAGAACATGTACAGTTAAGGCTGTAACAGTTCCGATGGATGGCTTTAGTACACATTGAAGAAATCCAGTTTGAAGGATGGGAGATTTTCTGGTGAAGTTGTCTTTCTTTACTCCCGTGTGGTTTAACTGCTATAGGTCCCGCTAAGTGCACGTGACCGGCTAAGTGGCGAGGGGCTCTTATCATCCTATCAGAGATTGAGTGAATCACTGGGCTTCCTCCTTAACAGTTATGGCTAAGTGAAAGTTGGTTTCAGTTAAACAGTTATGGCAAGATAAACACAGAATCCCACCACTAAAAGAAACAACAGGAAGAGAAGAGTTTTCCATAAAGCTATATCAGAGTAAGATACTCCACACTGGATACAGCGTACTGGATAAAAAGGTATAACCACTAACCACCAACCAAAGGTCAGGAGAAGCATGAGGATAGTTCCTATTCCGAGATTTCTCTTAAACCCTCTTCGATAACCGCAATTACCACAGTATTCAGTTCTCATGCTAATTCTCCAAACCGAAAGTCGTTCATCCACCCAGCATCACAGTGTTTTGAAGTTTGTGGCTCAGTTTCATATCTTTCTGGGAAGTGACTGATAACTCGAAGAATACGAGTAGATTCAGTATCTACTTCACAAACATCATATTCATCAGAATCCGGCTCGTATATCTTCTGAATTTCAATGCTCATGTTACTCTCCTTGTCAGAGCTACTAACTACTGCACGCTATAAGTAGTTAGTAGCTCCTCTCCAATGCGACGGTAAGTGGATTGAATGCCTATTTAACCACTGATTATATTATATCATCTTTTGATTGAGATGTATACAAAAAAGTGAGTGTACTTCAATCGAAAGTAACCACGGTTTTGGTTACCTCTACGGGTAGGCTTTATAGGGTATGTGTCCTCTGGCTACGGGTAGGCTTTCTAGAGGACACAAACCTCGACTTGCGTGAGGAGAGACACAAACTCAAGGCCGCATGCTACGGGCTAGAGAACACGTACTCTGGTTCGTCGACTGCGGGTTGGCGTGAGGAAGGACACGCGACTCGGCTTGAACAAGCTCAAGGCGGCGTGGTTCTGGTGAAGATGAGTATTCTATTGACTACAGCTTCACTAGTACCGCCTTGACTCTCCAAGTGACTTTAGCAATAATCTCTGAGCGCCTGCACCCGGGTATACGCGCGGGCGCGCGCACTTCATATTGTCGCGCGCGGGCGGGTCGCGCGCGAGGCCAAAAGAGTTCGCCTGTTCAAAAACCTGTTCAAATCTTTCCTCTGTTTACTAAATGGTCATCAGAACATGCCCGCATGTGATTGATTCTGAAAGACTTAAAGCACTGCTCACTTTTTTGTGTACATTCCCGTAAAATAGTGTATTATAGGAATTGTTTGGTAGTGAGACGCTAATCACTCAACCAACCTGAGCAAATCAAATGTCGAAGAAAAATTCCGGAGTTGCTCCCGCGGCCACAGCCCCCGAGCAAGTGATCGAAACCCCAGCGGTTGAGATCGAGCAGCCCAAAGCCGAAACGCCGAAGGCTCCAGTCACCAAGCAGACCCCCGTTGAGCTGCGGAAGTATCGCTCGATCGGCGGCAAGGACAACACGGTCGCACCGATCGTGTTCGGGTTCAAGGGCAAGCAGCGGCAGATCGTGGTTGCGGCCCTCAACGAGTTCACGATGTCCGAGGCCGGCGGGGCCACCATCAAGGACATCACCGCGGTGGTCAAGACGCAGCTCATCGCCAAGGGTGGAGTCGAGCCCTCCGTGCGGTACCACCTGCATCACCTCGCGCTGCTCGGCTACGCCGAGGTCATCAACCCCACCTTCACGGTGTAACTGGTGGGTAACTCCGATGGGGAGCCTACGGGCTCCCCTTGAGGAGTCAGAAGTCACCTGTCCTAAGGTAAACCTCAGGACGAGCGAACTGCAAGGAGTCTATCATGCTAGCTTTGTTCATCGTGCCTCTTGCCGCTTTGGTGGTGATGGTAGTACTCATCACTTGGGATACGTGGATTGGTCCTGTGGACTAAGGGTCACTTGAGGACACCTGTGATTTGAGGACAATGATTCTATTGTCTTCTTTTCTAGGGACCTCCTCGGGTGTCTGGAGGTGCACGAGATTGGCGGTCCAGGATTTGTGAATCCTGGCTTACTACAGTCGCCAGGCGGGCGAGGTTTCAAAGGGTATATAGTCTATTGGCCTCGGGATACGGGTGTCGCCTTGGGGTCCTCAAGTTGATGGGGCAATATCCTGGTGTAGCCTCACATGTCATCAATAGTATGTATCACACTGTAACTTTGTGATGAAAAGTGTAACATGAGAAAAAATAAATTCTCTCAGATTTTTTTCACTTAAGTAATTGATTACATTATACTTAGCCCGTACCGTGCATCATTTTGGCTATATATATATACGGGCGGCAACATGTGTCACATATGTGGGGCACAATAAAATGATGTTACAAATGTTACAAGAAAATCAGAACTTAAGTTGTTTATTATGTTACACTTAGTTTGCACAAAATGTAACATTCTGAAATGATTGGTGTTACATAAAAACTACCCTAATTTGCCGCGGAATTTGTGTCTGTGTCCTATATGTGGGGCGCAAGTACATTTTTTGTATATATACCGGGTAAAATGTGCATAAAACACCAGTTTACTGCTGAAAACCAAAAGTTTATAATGTAACTAGATGATAAATCCGTATCATGGTCCCTGTGTAGAGTGAGAGTAGCCAGAATGGGACATGAGGCCTACATCACACAATCACCAGCGCATTTTAGGTGATCCGACTAACACCTAACGATGCTACAGTTACCCGTTACTTGAACGGGTCTAGAGTCGAGAAACTCGAGTAGTCAGATGAAAATCGTTCTATACCTGTTCTCTGCGATTTGTTTAGTGGGAATCCTAGCTAATGTTTTTTGTCTAATATCACTAATAGGATGGTATACATACTGTGTTCATCCACTCCTCAACATTGCTGCAATAGCTGTTTGCTGTGTTGCTTTCTATATTTGTTTTACGGTGGCCTCTAAGGCCTCCTAGAGGGACTCCTTCTTTCACGACATGTAATCCATCATCCGCCTCGTACGGATGAACCTGAGGTGATCCTATGGCATTAGATGGTGGACGGAGTGCATTAGACGCGACATATAATGATGGAAGATCACCAGCGTCTAATAGAATATCTCCTGTAAGTAACCTTCGACCTGGTGATAAGATATATCATCAAGGTAAGTTACATACTCTCAAATCGGTGAATAAACCATCTTTCATAAATGGTCATCCTCAAGTAAAGATGACTTCTCACGAAGGATCTACTATTGTTCATGGTGTTTCCAAGAGAGTTCCGGTATACTAAGAGCGCTTCACCCAAGAGGTTAACATGGACTGCTGCATACTCTCTGATGAGGAAGTAGGGCGACTAACTCACTACGGTTTGACTCCTAACCACGAGCACCATCGCCACATGAAAGTGAAACAAGCTCTTGAGTGGGTGAAGGAAGACAAGCTTAATATAGTGGAATCCAAAGACGGTAGGTTCTATGTAACGTGGCCTAAGATGTACTATCTTAGGCCAGTTCTGTCTTGTGGTGTTATAACGACTATTCAGAGAGTAGTAAGTAACCAGCCTTTACACGTGTCCCCTGCGTGATACCTTTGAACCCACCAATAGATTTGGGAATTACATACTTAACTCCCCGAAGGAAAGAAACAATGAAAGCTGAGTTCAGTCTAGTTGCAGTGCCGCGCAAGTGGGTTAAGGATTGGTTTCTTAACCTGTTAATCGTCGCTTTTGGGCATTCTGTTGCGGTTTATCAACCGCTTCGATGGATTTTGATGCGCGATATAACAGCGCGGGAACGTGAAACGCTTTGTGGGGACTCAAGTATATAAGTCCCATAGATTCATCAATCCTATTAGAGGAGTGACCCTCGGAGTGACCTGATTATGCCTGATATTCGTCTTGAGATTCAGCCTGAGATCAAGGTGCCCAAGGGAGCCGCTGTAAATGAAAAGAGTTTAGCTAACCTTCGTCCATGGAAACCAGGGCAAGTAGCTAATCCCTATGGTTCTAATGGCAAAAAACCAAGATTGCTTAGTGATGCTTATAGAATACATCTTTCGGCTAGAGTTCCTAAAGAAGTAGCTAAAGCATTAGGGATTCCAGATACTTGGAAATGGGCTGACGCTATCGCCTCTCAGATACTCAAGAAAGCTGTAGGACAAGTATCTGATAAAGAGATTAACTTTACAGCAATTACTGAGTTACGAGAGTCTACAGAAGGTAGAAATGTTGAGAGACCCTCACTCGGGCAGAGTAACACGGAACTCACCGCGTTGATGAGTGCTATAGCCGCTGGTCCTATTGAAGCCCCTATCATCGATGCTGAGGTTAGTGAACCTGAGCCCGTAACGCCTGAGGTTGTTGAACCTGAGTACGAGGATGAGCCTGAGGTCATCGACTACAACCAAGATGATAAACCTATAGTCGAGGGGTAGAGGGTCCTTAGGAGGGACTCGAGGTTCACATGCCAGTATTCAAGCGTTTCGGTCGTAAAGCCTATGACTTCATCAAACGTCACCCGTCTCAAGACAAGAAGTATACGTTACTTGAGGGTAGTGTACGTTCATCGAAGACATTTGCTGTAGACGCGAAACTCATCATTCATCTTTGTGCGTATAGGGTAGATGGTAAGAGGGTCATACTAGGGAACACGAAACAGTCAGTCTATAAGAACATACTACTGGACGTGTTCAGTGTCGTAGGGAAAGAGAACTACACCTATAATCGTTCTTCTGGTGAACTCTGGCTCTTTGGGGTCCGCTGGTTCGTAATTGGTGCTCGTGATGAGGCTAGTTACAAACAGATCCTCGGCATGACTGTCGGGATCGCGATCATTGATGAGTGGACCCTAGTCCCTGAAAGCTTCAGTAAGCAACTCTTCATGCGCATGTCACCCCCGGGCGCGCGGCTATATGCTACTACGAATCCTGGTACTCCACAACACTACTTATTCACTGACGTCATCCATGAAGCTAACTTCGCTCCTGACTTAGAAGTCATCCACTTCACGTTAGATGACAACCCTAATATTGAACCTGAAATAAAGGCACAGATTGTAGCATCTCAGAAAGGCGTCTATTTTCAACGTTACATCCTTGGACTCTGGGTTGTAGCTGAGGGAGCAATCTACAAGGATTGCTGGTCTGATGAGTTACTGTACAATGACTCTACTCGACCTGTAGGGCTCTACGACCAAGGTGGCTATGTAGGTCATGTTATAGCTATAGACTACGGGACACATAATCCGTGCGTCTTTGAAGAGTTCATAGATGATGGAGTACGGGTCTGGAATGACCGTGAGTATTACTGGGATTCAGTTAAAGAGATGAGGCAGAAAACTGACTCTGAGTATGCTGATGACTTAGAAGCTTTCATCCCTGCTTCACGTATCAGGGGCCGCAAGAATATAAAGATAGTCATCGACCCTAGTGCTGCTAGTTTCAAGCTCGAGCTCACGAAGCGCGGGTATAACGTAGTGGATGCTGATAATGAAGTGCTAGATGGCATTCACCGTGTCTCACAGGTCATGGCCCTCGGCCTCCTACGTGTTCACGAGGGATGTTCCAATGAAAGACGTGAGTGTGCTATCTACTCATGGGATCCGAAAGCCGCTGAGAAAGGGGAGGAGACTCCTCTAAAGACTAACGATCACAGTCAAGATGCTAAGAGATACGCTGTCATGGATCTGTTCCCTGAGTGGCGCTTACTAGAAAAGGTGGCGTAATGAAACCAATCAATGGCGGACAGTCAGCACTGAAGCAGTTAGGATGTGATACGAAACCGCAAGATGTCACTAAATTTAACCATGAAACAGCTTCACCTCGTCAACTCTATAACTACGCTAAAAAAACTGATCACCCATTAAATAGTGTTCCAGGCAGTAAAGCCTTCAAAAAAGAACACGAAATAACTGGTGAAAGAGATGACCCTGAATATGTTAAGTGGCAGGCAGGGAAAGGTGATCCTGCACCGGGGGCAGAAGGGCCTAGTAATAAAGCACCAAAACACCCTAATAAATGGTGGTAAGTAACGATCATGCCAGTCACTCGCAGGAAG